GCCGCGGTGGAGGTGGTAGCGGCGGGGACCAACGGGCATGGATGAGAGAGTGCGGTTTGGTGGGGTCGCCTCCCTTCCTGGCCGGCGAGGGGGCTATCGACTCGTGCGGGCCAACCCTCCGCCCCTACTCTCATACCCCAAGGTCGGCAAGTGACGGCTCACATGGATGAGTCCTGTGTCTGGTCGCCCCAGGTGGGCCCGCAGTCGGACGCCAGCGCAGCTCGCACGTTTTGTGATGAGCTCTTCTACGGCGGCGCCGTCTTCGGTGGGAAAACTGACTTCCTCCTCGGCGATTTCGCTACGGATGTGGATCAAGGGAAGGCGTGGGCAGGGATCCTCTTCCGTCAGAGCTTTCCTGAGCTCGAGGAGGTCATCGAGCGCTCTCTGGAGCTCTACACCCAGATGGGGGCCGAGTACCAAGTCGGGACTAAGACGTGGAGGTGGCCGTCTGGAGCGCTCCTGCGGCTCCGCAGCCTCGACACGGTGGACGATTTCAGCAAGTACATGGGGTTCAGCTACTCGTGGATCGGCTGGGACGAATTGCCGCTGCACGCGAGCATGAAACCATATCACAGAATGAAATCGCGCCTTCGCGGTCCAGGCCAGCACAAACGGATTCGGGCCACAGGCAACCCCGGCGGCCGGTGCCACGGCGAGATCAAAGAGTATTTCGGCATCGGCACGTGGCCGAAGGGCTACCGTTTGATCCCGGACGCTGAGACAGGCATGTCGAGGATGTTCATCCCGAGCCGAGTCATGGACAACAAGATCGGCCTCTCGGCTGATCCTGGATATGTCGATCGGCTCAAGGGCGTCGGAGACCCGGAGCTGGTCAAGTCCTGGCTGGACGGGGACTGGGATTCGGTGGTCGGTGCGTATTTCGGGATGTTCCAGCGGTCCGCCGCCGAGGTGGAGCCGTTCGAGATCCCGGCAGGCTGGCCGGTCTTCACGTGCGGCGACTACGGCGAAGTCAACCCGACCTGGTGGGGGATCATTGCCGTGGACTCTGATGACGACGTGTGGGTGGTGGATGAATACTACCGGGCCGGCGCCGGCGGAGCGGACCACGCTCGAGGCATCCGGGACATGGTGGCGAACTGTCCATACATCAAGATCTCAAGGCCGCGGTTGAATTTGGCCCCGGCGGACATGTGGACGAAGCGGCGACCTGGCGAAGCGTCGCAGGCCCTGGCACCGCAGGACAGCTTCGCGAAGTTGGGCGTCCACTTGACCAGGGCCAACATGGACCGCGTCAACGGCTGGCGGAACCTCAAGGATCTGATGTATGCCTCGAGAATCAAGTTCTTCCGGGGCCGGACGGAGCGCGTCCTGGACAGCATCACGTCGGTGATGCGCGACGAAAACAACCCCGAAGACGTCCTGAAGGGCGGCGACGACCACCCGGCGGACGGGCTCCGCTACGGCATCAATCACGTGTACAAGGCGCGGCGGCTCCCGGAGGCTGTCCCGACGGGAGTCGGTTCGGGCCAGCATCTGCTCGATATGATTAAGGGCATGGGCGACCTCGAGGGTAGGGGAGTGCTGTGAATAAGGCAGGGATTGGATTCTGGAAATCGGAGCTTGCGACGCTCGATACGCTGTACGCCGCCAGGCTGGTGACGTGGCAGCGGCAGTTTGACGCTTACGACCTCAAGTTCAAGCAACAAATCCGCGACCTATCCCGCGACAAGTACATCCGCGTCTCTGAGTTCGTGCCTGTGGTTCGTCAGATCATCGGCTCGGTGGCCATGAACTACCCGCGGCTCTTCTTCGAGGTCTTCGAGGACGAAGCCGAGGGCCAGGACGTCGAAGACCTCCTCGAGCGCTCCAGCGCTGCGATGTTTGAGATAGCTAACGCCAAGGCTCACGTCCACCAGGCCGGGCTTGACGCGCTGTTCTGCGGGGTGGGCTGGGTGCGCACCGACGTGGATCCTGTGGGCGGGGACGACATCAACGCGCCGTGGTCGGCTAACGACCCGGACAGCGAAGACCTCGTAGCGTTCAGCCGCGTGCCTCCCTGGCATGTGCACATCGACCCGCATACTCAGCCGCATGTGCTGGGCACGTGCCGGTACATCCGTGAGAAGGTGCTGGTTCCGCTCAAGTCGCTGCTGGAAGACAAGTCCATAAAGCACAAGGGCGAGATCAAGAAGAGCGGTACCGAGGTGGTCGATGAGATCGGCACGGGGCAGCTGCTCTACAGCACTTCGGACGAGGACGAAGCGAAGGCGGTAAAGGACAGCATCGAGAACGGCGAGTTCGTCTGGTGCGACCGGATCCATGTCCGCAAGACGCATCTGAGCGACCGGCAGCTGATCATGTTCGTGCCTGGAGTGGACGAGCCGGTCATGGAGAAGCCTCATCCTTTCATGCGGCGAGTGTTTTCGCAGCGGATGGAGCGGGGGATCGACCCGGACACTCTCGAGATGACGGAGCTGCCGATGTTCGATCCTGACACGGCAGAGGTCAGCGGCTTCGAGGGCGAGCCGGTGATGGATCTGGAGACCAGGCACAAGGACGGCGACCTGGGGGTGCCGGGTGTGGGTATGCTGGTGCAGCACGGGGTGCCGTTTGTGCCGATCCGGTTTGACATGCATCCGACGAGCTTCCACCCGGTCAGTCAGCTGGAATACATCGAAGACCTGCAGGATCTGGCTATAGAGATCCTGTCACGCAAGGCGGCCAGTCAGAAGCGGTTCTCTCGCATGTCCACGGTGACTCAGGCAGAGGTGGACGCCAACCCGGAGATCGCGGAGAAATACCAACGCGGCGAGGACGGAGAGCTCCTCGTCATCATGGACCGGAACAACTTCGGCGTGCTCGACTCCTCGGGCGTCCCTGCCGGGGAAGACGCCCTGCTGAACATCTCGAGGGGCTACAGCGACCGCATCACGCGCGTCAACCAGCTGGGCAACCAGGACGCGGCGAATATCACCGCGACCGTGGGAGCCATCATAGGCGCCTCGGAGAGCATCAATGAGCGCTGGATGGAGCTGGCGTTTTCAAAGATGTACGTGGATCTGGCTCGGAACGGCTTCCAGATCATGGGGGATCTTCGTTACACACCGGAGAACTTCATCCAGAACGTGGCCCCGGACGGTCAGCAGCAGATGTCTCGAGTGCTAACCAGTGCCGATTTCCTGTGGCATTATCGCATCACCGTACAGGCGGGGAGCATGCAGCCTCTGTTCAAACAGATGCAGGAAGACAAGGCGCTGGCGTTCTACGACCGAGCGATTCGGAGCCCGAATTTCGATCCTCGAGAGCTCGACAAGATGATGGCGTCCCTCTTCGACGCGGTGGGCGACCCCGAGAAGCTGATGAAGTCGGAGGAAAACGTGGAGGCGCAGCGTGCCGCGCAGCTCGAGAACGACCGCATGATCTCGCAGCTGCAGGATCCTGGGGTGTTGCCGGACCAGGACCACGACGCTCACATACCGATCCACGGGGAGTGGCAGCAGCAGCCGATGGTGCAGCAGCTGGTGCTCCAGTCACAGCAGCGGCTCGCTACAGGGGAGGTGGCCTTCCCGCAGGCAGCGGCGCAGCTGCAGCAGATTGGGCAGCTCATAAACCAGCATCTGCAGGCGCACGTGCAGGCCCAAGGAGAGCAGCAGATGGCACCGACGGGGGCTCCTGGGACTTCCAATTTGGGCCAGGAAACGTTGCAGGCCCAGGTGGCCAGTAACGCACAGATGGTCTCTCAAGCGGCCAAGGTGCAGGCAGAGCAGGAGGCTGTGCAGTGACCCAGGAAGACACGGCCGCCCTCGAGGCTCTGATGCAGGCGGGCTGGCATATCAAGATCATGTCGGACACGAACGGTCCCAAGCCGAAGTGGCGGTGTTGGGTGTCGTGGAGACGGGGCCAGATGCCTCACAGGGAAGAGAGCACGAAGGTGGCCACCCTGGCGGAGGCGGCGACGTGGGTACAGGCAACGGCGGAGGAGTTTGAATGAGTCTACGTCTCTGGGACTATCAGTGCGACCACTGCGGGACTCGCCACGACAACCATATGTGCACGGGGAAGCGGATCCCGAAGACGATCAAGTGCGGGTGCGGTAAGCGTGCGGGATGGGCGGGCTTCAAGACCAATTTTATCCATCCTACGCTGAGCTCGCTGTATAACTTGGGGAAGGATCCGCAGCTTGACGGCGCTAATCCGCAGTCATACGACGAGCGTAAGAGGATATTGAAGGAGCAGGGCAAGGTGGAGCTCGGCGGCCCGGAGCGCATCGACGACATCATGAACGACGTAGAAGAGACGCCAGAGCGCAACGCTCACGCTCCGGGGGTAGGGGTGGCGGACAGCGTCGAAGACCTTATGGACGTGTTACAGACAGATCCACGAATTGACCGCCGGCACACTGGGGCTCCTC